CGGCAGCGTTTCGATTCCTGCAAGCTCACAGGCCCGCATCCGCCGGTGTCCGGAAATGATTTCATACCCTCCATCCGGATCCGGTCTTGCAATCGCCGGGGTCAGCACACCATACTGCTTGACGCTCTCTACGGTTTTTTGCATCTCCTCGTCATCGACCACCCGGAACGGATGACCTTCAAAGGGATGCAGTTCAGAGAGCGGTATCTGCTGCACCCGTTCATGCTGAACGTCTGGGCCGTCCCGGACGCCGGAGAAGATTTCTTCGTATCCGCTAAGGAACGGATTTCCGCCCTTTCTCGGCATTCCTCCTCACCCCCAATCTCTTTCATCGCTCTGGGCCTCCTCTCCCGGGAAACAGCACGTGTCTCACCATATCCTGCTTATCCCGTCCGACGCTCTGCCGTCTGTCCGAACCGCCCACATGCACCGGCGTACACATTTCGAGGATCCTGCTGTAGATACGGGCATCCGTCACACTCTCCGGATTCCTCAGCTGGCTGATGGTCAGATTGGTGGTAACGATCAGAGGCAGATTGGCCTTGTACCGTTCATCCACGACTGCATACACCTGCTCCTTGGCATACTCGGTGCTGCGCTCAATACCCAGATCATCGATGATCAGCAGAGAATAGTGATTGAAGGAAGCAATATACTGGTAACGCTCCTCCGAATACATCGTCCCCATCTGATTCAGGATCTTGGAAAAGTTCGTCATCAGGACCGGCGTTGACTGCTCCAGTAATGCATTGGCAATACAGGCAGCCGCAAAGGATTTACCGGTCCCGACATCACCCCATAATAAAAGGCCAAGGTTTTCAGCCCTGACCTGCTTCCAGTTCTCCACATAGTTCTTTGCCCAGCGGATGGTTTCCGTATCCTCTGCCGTATCAAAACGCCAGTCCAGAAGATGCCGCTCCTGGATTCCTGTGGACTTCAGCCTCTGGATCCGCATCAGGCGCTCCCGGGCCTCTGTCTCCTCCTTCTGCCGCTGCATTTCCTCCTGGCGGCACTTGCAGATGCAAGGAAGCGTCCGCAGCTTCCCGAAAATCATTCTCCGACACTGAACCGGTGTATGGCACTTCTCACAGTACAGGAGTCCGTCCTCTGCGAGGTATTCCCCTTCACGGGGCTCGGCCCTGGCCTCAACCTGGTCAAAGAACTTATCCATGAACTCCTTCATAGACTTTCACCGGCGGCAAACTGGTAATTGCCGTGATCATACTGCTTTGCAGCCTTTCCGGCACCGGCCTTTTCTTCATCTCGCTTCGCCCAGCTCCGGATCGTGGCCAGGTGACTCTTATAGATCCTGCCGGTTGAGGCCATATACTCTGACAGGCGCTCAATACGTTTCCGGTAATCGTTCGGATATTCCTTCATAAGCTTCTCCATTTCTTCGTCAGAGAGAAGAACGTTCCTGTACTGACCGTATTTATGGCGCACAGGCCGCTTATTCTCTCTTTCTTTGTTCATCTCAGTATTTATTTCTTCAGTACTTGTTTTATCTTTATTTATTCCTGTGGGATTTTCCGTACACGGCTCCTCCGTATCCGGTTCTTCCGTATACGGCTTTTCCGTATGCGGTGTCTCCTCATCCGGTTGATCCGTACGCGGCTGCTCGAAGATCACGTACTCGGTCTCTCCCATTCTGCCGCCGGTCTGCCGTTTCTGATGCCTGGTAAGGTAACCGTTCTTCTCCAGCTCCTGGAGTGTACTGTTGATGCCATCCACTCCCTCCTTGCAGATTGCGGCGATACCCCGGACGCTGTAATGCCATTCGTCAGGCAGCGACAGGAACAGGGAAAGCAGTCCCTTTGCCTTCAGGCTGAGATTCTTGTCCCGCAGATGATGGTTGCACATCGTCGTGTAATTCGTGTCCTTCTCAACCCTGAATACCGCCATGTCTTCCGCCTTTCCCGGGCTCCGGCAGGTAATCGACCATATAAGGGCACTCCTGAAACAGGCAGTCCTGCCTTTTGGAATAGGGCAGATGGTAGCGGCAATGCCTGCACTCCGGATATCTCCCGTCACAGCCGTCATCACGATGATCCATATTCGGCGTCTCTCGCATCAAAGCCTCGAAAGCTCCCAATGTTCCGCTCATATAGGTCTTCATTACTCCACCTCCAGAATCTTCTCCCGAAGGCTGCGAAACAGTTCCTTGCCCGCAGGTGTGATCAGTGTGTAGCTGCCGACAAAGCCGTTGCTGTAGAAATCCCGGACAATGAAGAGATGCACATTACCCTGTACTGCATAAGGCATCAGCTTTCCGGAGGGCGACCGGTACAGATATCCGTTTTCCGTCAGGAACCGGATAAATTTCTTTTCCGGCACCAGGATCTCCTTCGCTACCGTCCTGATGTTAGTGCCGTCCTCCGGATTAATGAAGGCATCGTAGTATACAGCCTTCGGTCTGGCCTTTGACAATTCCTTTCTGATCTACTGTTGGACAGAAGCTGCATGGCATCAAGGGTGGATCCCCAGCTGCACACACCTCAACAGAAAAAGAGGCGTCGTCATTTCCCGGTCTGTGGCGGGAAGTTTTTTTTAGCCTCCACCTGCTGCTCCACGTTCATGCCCCAGAGCTCAATGATCTGCGGCAGGATCTCATAGATGGAAAATGTGTTGAACTGATCCAGCCATTCGTCCGGATTGTCCGGCACATGCTGCGGATCCGCATGCCATGCCGATAGCCAGGCAAGGCTTTCAAATACATCCAGAGAAAAATTATCCAGGGAGGAATTCTCCGCATCATTCTCATCGATTGCTTTCTGAAGCTTTGCCAGGTCCCTGTAGATGTCCCTTCCGAACTTGTTTCTGTATAATCTCGGGATCGCCGCCGATGCTTTGAACTTCACCGGGATCCCGTCAATCTCAATCTCTTTTGTAACCGCCATACTGTCTCCTTCAGGCAGATTCATCTGCCATTTCCAAAAATCGGACTGCAGCAGCTAAAGCTTCTGCTTCAGCCGATGCAGCCCTTGTTCTCACGCACCTGTATCCGTCTCCGTAGAGGCCGGAGTCGTAGACGGCATATAAACCGCCTTGTACCAGTCGTTGTAGACGGTGTCCGACGTATTGGACCCGGTCTTGGACTTTACGATGCCGTTGGGCAGCGGCGTCGACGTGATCGAGATCTTCTCGGTCTTCACATTCGTCTTGTCCTCCTTGGTATCGCCTTCCATAGCCGGCCTTGTCGCACTGCAGTAGTACATGCAGTGGCGGATCTGCTTCTTGTCGCCCGTGAACTCGAAGAGCAGGGCAAAATGCGCCGGCTCCGCGTCCTTGTTCTCCACGATGACCCCGTTCGCGTCCTCCGTCTCCTTCAGGACATCCTTCAGGAAGCTCTCCGGGATCATGGCAACCTCCAGGTCACCGGAATAACCGGTATTCGTTGCCACCAGGAAATACACGGAATCATCCGCATAGAAGGGATCATTATCACCCTCCGCACTCAGCGAGAGGGACACCGCGCCGGGAATCTGCACCGGCTTTTCAAACGTCACGTTCTGGGAATCGTCCATCGTCGCAACCGCGTAATGGCAGTTCCTCAGACCGAACTTAACCTTGTTCTTTACTGCAGCCATCTCTCAGTCCTCCTTTATGATCTGCGTCTGATAAAGCACCTCGTACATCCGCTCATCCGGGATCCAGACCTCCGTCTTCACATACGGACACTGATGCTCCGTCAATATCGTTTCCAGCTTCCTCTCCAGCTCCGGATCCTTCCGGTCCGTATACAGCTCCACGTTCAGGTTCTCGACCTTCTGGTAGACCGTATCGTCAGCAAAGACGTTTTCCGATTCCGGAAAAAGAAACACCAAAAAAGGCGGATCCGGAGATTCGCCCTCAGCAAAATGATCGTAGGCAAGCGGCAGGCCGGCTGCCTGCAGCATCGCCATGGTTTCATCGTATGTCACATCAGCCTCCTCCCTCCAGCTTCCGTTTGATGACGAAGCTTTCAAGCACGATTTCCTACAGCGATGGCAGCCAGAATGCAGGAGATGCAACATCAAGATCAGGATCGGAGGATACTGGTGAAGAAAAAGCGCAGAGGCAAGATCCCTGGGAAACCGGGAAAAGGCAGATACAGAGACATGGAGGAGACTTATGAAAAGAAAGTTCTGGAACTGGGTGCGGAACGAAGGGCAGGATGCATTCGGATCCGACCGCACACTATACCTCGACGGGGAAATTTCAGATGAGACCTGGTTCGGGGATGAGGTAACGCCGCAGCTGTTCAAGGATGAACTGAATGCCGGCAGCGGGAACATCACGCTGTGGATCAACTCTCCGGGCGGAGATGTCTTCGCGGCAGCGCAGATCTATAACATGCTGATGGACTACAAGGGCGATGTGACCGTCAAGATTGACGCCCTGGCAGCTTCGGCAGCAAGCGTGATTGCTATGGCCGGCACGAAGGTCTGCATGAGCCCGGTGGCCATGCTGATGATTCACAATCCGGCGACAGTTGCCATCGGGGATGCCGAAGAGATGCAGAAGGCCATCGACATGTTAAGTGAGGTCAAGGAGAGCATCATGAATGCCTACGAGATCAAGACCGGCATGTCACGGCACAAGATCTCGCAGCTCATGGACGCAGAGACCTGGATGAACGCCAGGGAGGCCGTCAAGCTGGGCTTTGCTGATGAGATCCTGTTTGACAAGGATCAGGAAGAAGCAGCGGACAGCAAGGAGCCAGGCGTCGAGATGCTGTTCAGCAGGAAGGCAGTTACGGATTCCCTGCTGTCGAGGCTGATTCCGAAGGACAGACACAAGGCTGGTTCGGAAGAAGAGTCAGCGGCAGAGAAGCATGGAGTTGAAACGAAGGAGACCGGAATCCCGGTCGCACAGCTTGAGAAGAGACTGTCTCTTCTCTCACATTAAGGAGGATAAAAGCAATGAGCAAGATTATGGATCTGATGGAGAAGAGAGCGAAGGCATGGAACGCCGCAAAGGAATTCCTGGACAGCCATTCTCAGGACGGCGGCAATGTTTCCGCTGAGGATGCGGCAGTTTACGACCGCATGGAGAAGGAGGTCACGGACCTCACGAAGGATATCGAGCGCCTGCAGAGGCAGGAGGCTATCGACCAGATGCTGAACCAGCCGACCAGCAGGCCGATTACGGACAGACCGGCGCAGAAGGCAGGTCCCGAGAAGAGCGGGGTTGCGTCTGATGAATACGGCAAGGCTTTCTGGGACAATCTCAGAAGACCCAATCCGATTCTCAGAGACGTGCTTGAGGTCGGAACGGACGGCAACGGCGGCTATCTTGTGCCGACGGAGTTCGAGAGGACTCTGGTAAAGGCGCTGGATGAGAACAACGTCATGCGTACCATCGGCTGCAAGGTGATCACTACGCAGAACGAGAGGAAGATCCCGGTTGCAAACGGGCATACCGTCGCGTCCTGGACGGCAGAGAACGGGGCGTATCAGGAATCTGATCCTTCCTTCAGCCAGAAGACGATCGGTGCCTTCAAGCTTACGGACCTGATCAAGGTATCCGATGAGCTGCTTGCGGACGCCGCCTTCGATATCGCCGGCTACATTTCCGAGGAGTTCGGAAGAGCCTTCGGTGAGGCAGAGGAAGAGGCCTTCATCAACGGCGCTGTCCAGTCCGGCCAGACGGAGATCGACAGACCGACCGGTCTCTTTATTCCGGAGGCAAAGGGCGGAGCGCCTCAGGGCGTGCAGGCAGGTGCCGCTATTACTGCGGATGACCTGATCAGCCTGGTTTATTCCCTGAAGGCTCCTTACAGGAAGAACGCGAAGTTCCTGATGAACGACCAGACCGTGGCTGCAGTGAGAAAGCTGAAGGACGGCAACGGCGCCTACATGTGGCAGCCCTCCATGACGCTCGGACAGCCGGACAGACTCCTGGGATACGAGCTTTACACCTCTCCCAAGGTTCCTGTCGCTGCCGCTGGAGCAAGAGCGGTCGCATTCGGAGATTTCTCCTCCTACTGGATCGCTGACAGATCCGGAAGGACCATCAAGCGCCTGAACGAGCTGTACGCAACGAACGGCCAGGTGGGCTTCACCTGCACCGAGCGTGTAGATGGCAAGCTGATCCTGTCTGAGGGTATCAAGATCCTCGACATGAAGGCGGGATCCTGACCAAGGATGAAATGAAAGGGCTCCGGTGAAAGCCGGGGCCTTAGGCTTTGGAGGTGAGTATGGCTCTGGTAACAATAGAAGAGGCGAAAGCATATCTCAGGGTCGATACCGGTGACGAAGATTCCCTGATCCAGAGCCTGCTTACCGCTTCGGAGAAGCTGGCAATGGACGTGGCAAGGCTTCCGGAGGAGGAAGTCCCGGAGCATGCGGAGCTGATGAAGACGGCGGTGCTGTTTACGCTTGGGTATCTGTATGAGCACCGGGAGGAGGCGGATCATCACGAGCTTGTGATGACGCTCCGGAACCTTCTTTTCTCGATCCGGGAAGGGAGGCCGGTGATTACATGAACATCGCAAAGTTCCATAAGAGGATTTTGTTTCAGGTGAATGCCGTCACGACGGACAGGTACGGCAATCACACGAGCGGATGGAAGGATTACTTTTCCGCATGGGCCACGATAGGGACGGACAGCTACGGGTCCGAGGACAAGGGCGTGGTCATCAATCCGGAGGAGACACTGAACTTCACGACAAGGTGGTGCACGGAGTTGGCAGCGGTGGAATCAACGAAGTACAGGATCATCTGCGAAGGAAAGACCTACAACATTATTTTTGTGAATCCGATGGGCTATAAGCATAGGTCGCTGAAGTTCACGGGGAAGCTTTACAAGGAGAAGTCATGAGCGACAGGGTGACAATTGACGGAATGACGGACGCCATTATGGGCGAGCTGGAAAAATACCGGGATATGGCTGCCGAGGATCTGAAGGAAGCAGTCAGGGAGACAGGGAACGATGTCAAGAAGGACATCTCCGCCAACGCACCGGTCAGGACGGGAAAGTACAAGAAATCCTGGGCGGTGAAGAAAACAGCAGAGACCGCGGAATCCATCGAGGTTGTGGTCCATTCCAGAAACCGGTATCAGATTGCGCATCTCCTGGAAAACGGTCATGCCAAGAGGGGCGGAGGCAGGGTGGCTGCCATTCCTCATATCAGGCCTGCTGAGCAGAGGGGAGAAGCGGAGCTTGTAGAGAAGATGTTCCCGTTCACGAGGTAGAGATTTCCGCCATCCTCATCCGGGATCAGGTCCAGGTTCTCCAGACTGCGGATATCATTTGCGGACATCCAGCCGTTCTGGCGTCCGACCGCGTAGCCCTGCATGCGGCTCTGGTAGTCGCCTCTCAGAAGCCCGTCCACGTTGAACTTGAAGAAGTAATCCTTCTTCTCCTCTTGATTCAGGAGAGCTCTCTGCATGGACTGCTCCCAACGGCATACCCAGGGATCCAGCGTGTACTTCACGAATTCCAGCGACTGCTGCTCGATGTTATTGAAGGAAGACTTTTCCAGGTCTCCAATCATATGCGGCGGGATCCGGAAGATCCTTGCGATCTCATCGATCTGAAACTTCCTCGTCTCCAGGAACTGCGCCTCTTCCGGGCTGATCGAGATTGGCGTGTACTTCATGCCTTCCTCAAGGACCGCGACCTTATTGCTGTTCGCAGAGCCTCCGAATGCTGACATCCAGCTCTCCCGGACCTTTTCCGGATCCTTTACGACACCCGGATGCTCCAGGATTCCTCCCGGCGTAGCGCCATTTGCGAAGAACTTTGCTCCATATTCCTCACAGGCAATCGCCATGCCGACCGCGTTCTTCGCCATTGCGATCGGGCTGTAGCCGACCAGTCCGTCAAAGCCAAGTCCCGGGATATGAAGCACATCCTTCGGCTGGAGCCTCACGATCGTTCCCTTCATGGTCCGAGCCTCATCCTGCCCGGTCTGGTATTCGTAATAGAGCTGACCATTCAGGTCCCTGTCCACCCGCATCCGGTTCGGCATCAGCGGATACAGGGCAACGACCTCTCCCTTACCGTTCCGGATAATCTGGGAATAACAATTTCCGTACAGCAACAAGTGCGTCATCATCGTCTCCCGGTAAGCGAAGGACGTCATCTCCGGATTCGGCTCGTTGTGAAGCAAAAAATAAAGCGGGTGATCTACCGCTTTTTCCTTGCTCCCATCAGAGCTGTATCTGTATAGATGAAGAGGCAGGCTAGCCACCGCCTCCGACAGGATCCTCACGCAGCAGTACACCGCCGTGACCTGCATCGAGGTCTGTTCATTCACCGGCTTTCCTGCAGCCGTCCCGCCGAACAGGAAGCTGAAGGAGCTTCCCGCTGTGGAATCCTTTGGCTTATCCCTGCTCTTGAACATCCCAGAAAATATGCTCATCTATAATCCTCCATTCCATTCAGTGCCTCCCTGATCAAAAGGAACCCGATAATCGAAAGAATAATCATGTCCGCCTCCATCAGGGCAAAAGAAAACACCTGCATTTCTGCAGATGTCAGATAAAAAGTATCCCGCCTCGTCGGTCGTAGACACTTCCTGTTTCCTTGTTTGCGTTTCGAATAGCCCGATCGAGCGCCATGACAGTCGCCACCGCGGCATCGATCTTCTCAGTCGACTTCTCCTTGTCCATCTTGATGTTGCCGGCAGGATCCGTCCGGACGAAGACGTTGTCCATCATCCAGCGAAGGACAGGATGCCCGCCGTGAGCAATCCGCTGCTCCAGCACAAGCTTCATCAACTCCTTGGTGGGTGGGCTCATGTCCTTGTAGCCCTGGCCGAAAGGCACAACCGTAAAACCCATGCCTTCCAGGTCCTGCACCATCTGGGTATGTCCCAGGGAAGGATTGGCCTTGTACCAGACCTTCTCATCCGTCCAGTCGTCGTCATCCGCTGCACCATAGATCACCGGGTAGAAGGTCGGATCGATCTTCCTGCCGGCGATGATGTCTTCAGCTTTCTGATGCTGCTCATAGCAGATCGAGTTCCGGTCTGTCCCGGCCGTTGTGATCAGAAAATACAGCGGCTGCTTCCTGGCATCGCCGGATCCGCGGACCATGACATCGAACAGCTCTCTGGTCGGCTGTGAGTGCAGCTCATCGAATATGACCGCATGGACATTAAGCCCGTGCTTCGTATAGGCTTCCGCCGACAGCACCTGATAAAAGGAATTTGTCGGCTGATATACCAGTCTCTTTGTGGACATAACCGGCTTGATCCGTTTCTTCAGCGCCGGGCATTGATCAACCATGTCGACGGCAACGTCAAAGACGATGCTCGCCTGCTGCCGGTCAGAAGCGCAGCCGTAAACCTCCGCTCCCCACTCTCCGTCGCCGCATGTCATGTACAGAGCAACCGCAGCAGCCAGCTCCGACTTCCCGTTCTTCTTCGGAATCTCGATATAGGCAGTGTTGTACTGCCGGTAGCCGTCAGGCTTCACCGTTCCGAAGATGGTCCGGATGATCTCTTCCTGCCAGGGAAGGAGTTTGAAGTTCTGCCCATGCCAGATACCCTTGGTGTGCTTCAGGTTCTCAATGAACCGCAGGGTCTTCTGCGCCTTGGCTTCATCAAACATCAGCCGCCGCCCAGCAGTTCTTCCATCTCATCCTCATCTGAATCATCGTTTGATACGACGATCCTGGATCTGGAAGACGGCGTCAGCCCGAACTCAGATGCTGCCTGAAGCATCAGCTTCTGATTCGTATTGGCGATGCCGACCCACGGAGTCTGCTGCTGGTATCCCTTATCGGTTTCGAATACGGAGCCTTCGGAATTGATATGCTCCTGGGCTTCCTTCCATCTGGCGTAAGACTGACAGTATGCCGCGAAGGCAGCCATGTCGATCTGCGTCAGTACGCCAAGCTGGGACAAGTTCTCAGCCAGACGCTTCCATTCCTTCTTTGCCTCCGGCAGGAGCCATACGGGACAGGGCGGCATGCCCTTGTCAGGCTTCGGCTCGGATCTGTTCAGTTTCCTTTTGCCCGGATTGCCTTCCAGCTCCTTCAGAGCAGTCGGCTTGGGCTTTCTTCCTGCTGCCATAGGGCACCTCCCTTCTTTATTATTTCAGTATGTATAGGTATTTAGACCCCCGTCTTCAATTTTGCGATTTTCTGCGCGAAGGGGAGGCGTCGGTCTTGGAACCCCGGGTCCCAGAGATTCGGATACCCCCTGCCCGCGTCCTCGCAGGCTGCATATCACTCGCTTCCTCGTATACTCAGAAGCTCGTTCATTTCGCTGCTCGTCCTTTTCCCCACGAAGCAGGCTTCGCGGGGACCCCATCAGTACGTGTACTCCCTCGGATAATTCCGATCCTCACGCGCTGTTTTCTTATCGTGGCACTGCTTACACAATGGCTGCCAGTTGTCACGATCCCAGAAGAGCTTCATGTCGCCCCGATGCGGAATGATATGGTCCACGACCTCAGCACGGGTATACTTGCCGTGCTTCTCGCACTCAGCACATAGAGGATGGGCATGCAGAAAAGCCTTGCTTGCTTTCTGCCATCGGTAGCCATAGCCACGGGCAGCGGAGCCGCCGACTCTTGTATCCTTCTTCTCTGATGCATGCAGAGGCGCGTGCTTCTCACAGTACTTCTCCCCGTACGGGATCAGCTCCGGGCACCCGGGGTGTGCACATGGATGCTTCGGTCTGCTTGGCAT